TATCAAAGATATCTACTCCAATGAATTGAGAAAGTATTTCTTTACGTTCACTTTGTGATTTATCTATAAACAGTGCATTGTTTCCTTGTAGAGAAAGAGCAGTTAAAACAAAATCCTCAAACTTACCTAAAAACTTCTCTATGTTCTTGTTTGTATCTTTTCGTTGTTCACCATTGAGTGATTCTATAACTCCACCATTTTCTCTCCAAAAGTTTACATCAACCTTTACAGATGTTTTCTTTCTAACGTACTTAGCTTTTCTTTCAATAAAGTAATCTACTCCATCTATTTCGAAGCTAAACTTACAGTAGAACATATCTTTACGATTGTTCAGAATGTTCTTAGAAACGTTTGTACGAGATGTTTTATCGTAGATACAGAAAGATAGTGCATCCCACATAGAAGATTTACCACTTGCGTTAGGAGCAAAGATACCCATGATACCTTGAGCTTTATCAAATCTGATTAGATTATCCTCACCATAGGAGAACATATTAGAAAATTCAAAGGTTTTGGGTGTCCATAGGATATTACCTACTGAATCTGAATCATCTATATGTCCATTGAGTTCTTTGTTTATTTCTGCTATCTTATCTAATTCTTCCGATTCTAATAGATATTGTCTTTCTAAGTAATCTCTAATTAGTTGGTTTTGGAAGGTTTCATCTTTAACATTACCAACAATGTTTTTGTTTACCTTTTGATTTGTTTTTAATTGTCCGATTGTATCGGTTCTCGTTACAGTAACTTCAGCAACTTTGAATAACTTCTTAAGTTCGGTGATACATTTCTTCATATCACTAGCTTCCGTTTTAGTAAACCTTAAACGCAATCTTGGATACTTCGGAAGTTTAGTACCAATCTCATCATATACCCATTGAGGTATAACTCCGTTTATTACATCAACTGTTAAGAATCCATAATCATTATGTAGATGATGTTCGGTGAAGGTTCGAGTGGGAACATCCCACAATAAGTAACCATGATTTTCGAGTAGTTCTCCATGATTCTGTTGAATCATCGAACCTGCGTAGGCAACCCACTCATATCCTTCTCCAAATGTTTGTCTTTTGTGAATATCACCCAACATAGCCATATCGAATCCATCGAACATATCCACTTGGAATGAGTTAGAGGAAACGGTATAGCCAATATCTGTTTGAGCTTTGTTTACTGGTCCATGAAATAGACAGATTGTATTTTCTCCATCAACGGTATTTCCTTTAGGCCAATTTTCCTTGTTATCCAATATAGAATAGACAACAAAAGTAAGATTGTGAATAGGGTAAACACCAGTATCACGAAGATAATGAATTCTATCATTTCCAAGATTTTCGATAATAGGTGTGAGTACATCAAGTCTGTGGGAATTATTTAAATTACAATCGTGGTTACCTGTGATTAACACAGTTTCTCTTAACTTCGCACACTCGGTGAGAAACCAAGATATTTCGTGTACGAGTTCAGGTGACATCTCTGTTTTAGCATGAGCAATATCACCAGCAATATAAATGAGGGAATCCTCAATTTTATCTTCTTTTACTTGTTTTAGGAATTTTTTGAATACTAACCTGTATTCTTTGTGTCTTTGTAGATTACGGATATGTAAATCTGCAAGGTGGTAAACTTTGTTTATAACCATGTATTAAGTATATAATTTGCCCACATTTTGTGAGACTCTTTTGTTGGATGTTTTCTTTCGTGAAATGTAGCATTATTTTTATTTAAATAATCGTACATATTATCCATTTCTTCTTTTAAATATTTTAAGCCAAGTTGTTCTTCACCTCTTCCCCATTGGTCAATTTTTGATTTAGGTTCTTTTATCTTTTCGTAATGATAAAATGTATTAAAGAAGTAATAATCGATACCATTTAATTCACATATTGAAATTAAAGATTGAATATGGTTAAACGCTCTAATATAGGATGGTATTAATTCATTTTGATGTAAAATAAATTTATCTTGTTGTTCTGTTGTTTGATTTGCATCTGGACTACCCCATTTATCATAATCAACCCATAACCTATCTTGTACATATTTTTCACCATCCCACCACTCAAATCGTGTAGGTGAAGTCCAACCTATTAAAACTTTTAGTTCATCTGATTCAGACCATCCATTGGTTTCATCCCATATTTTATGAGTATGAATCCATTGATGAATATCTCTCATTGCATTTCTAAAAAGATAATCATTTGATACACCAGCAGATGCATTATTACAATCAACTGCTCCCAATTCATCTGCAACTAATTTAGAATATCTTTCATTTTCTTTATTTTCTAATTCAGCTCCCCATGTAACCGAATCCCCAATAGAATATAATATCATAAACCTTTTAATTTTTGTGAAATAATATCACTAAATTCTGTTTCTTTTGATTCTTTTAACTTACTGTTTACTTCTGAAAATCCCATATCAGATGCATCCTTATCTGTGGGTTTAATATTTTTTGTAGTAATTCCTTGATTCTGATACTGAACTGTATAATGTAACGCTTGTTCTTGTGCATCTTCATCGAGTAGAATATTAATACCTTTAACCTCTTTTTTATATATAGTATCATTTAAAGTTTTTGGTACAAACTTACCGAGTAGAGGGATTGCATTTCTCTTAACAGCCATTGCATCAAACACTCCCTCTACTAAGGTAATAGGTTCATTCCAATTTATTTGGTTTTCGAACATAATAACGTTTTTCGAAACCGGCGGATTCTTATACTTAAACTTTTCCTCATCGAATACAGAACGTGCGATGAAGTAATTGAGTCTATTATCTCTATCATAACTTGGAATAATAATACGATTGGCATAATGACCAGAATCGCAATAACCGATATTATAACGTTTAATATCCCCTTCGCTAATATTTCGTTTTCTTGCATATTCTTTCACCTTTCTGAATAAGGGATTAATACCCTTTGGCTCTTCTAATAGTGAACGAAACTCGTTTGGTAACCTTAACTCTACCTTTTCATCTTCGGTATTATTACTGTACACAACATAATCATCACCATAAATCTCATATATCTTTTTTAACTTATGAGAATCTACGTGCAATCTTCTAAGTAAACTTTGGATTCGTTTCCCTTTGGAATCACAAACCCAACAATGCCACTTTTGGCTTTGTAAGTTTATCTGTAACTTTTTCTTGTGATGATGACAGAACGGACAATAGTGTGCTTGTTCATCTCCTTTCATAGATGTACCTGGTCCTAAGACATCATCCAATATGTTTATAACTGATTGTTTTTCGTGGTGTGAAAGCATGGTTACTACTTTAAACTCTACAAAGATACGAAAAATAATTTAAATAACCAAATTATTTGTAACTTTTTTTTATTTGCAATTTTTTATTATACTAATATACGAAAAATATTTTAAATATCCAAATCTTTTCTAAAAAACTTTCCTAAAAGGTTATCATTTAGTGATAATTCATCTGATAATACATCATGTGCGAATTGTTCTTGTAATTCATAATAGGTAAGGGATTTCTTATTAGAACAAAATCTAAGGATTCTTAATTCTAATTTATCATTGATATCATCTCGATTATCTTCTTTTAATAATCTTTCGTTTTCTTCAAACCAACCTTTAACAACTTTATTAGATGAACGATATGTTTTCCAATCTGATTCTTTATGAACCATCTCGTATTTTTTCATTCTTTTATCTTCTAAAGATGCTATCTCTCGTTTTCCGAATTTACGTTTTCTGATTGATACCACTTGTTTTTTTCCAATATAGTATTCATCAGTTTTACCATTTGTTATTTTGTAGATAAATCCAAAAGTATCTTTTGGCATATCTGATAATTCTGTTATTATTTGTCCATTATATGTCCAACTCATAGTTAAAAATTTTGAAATCATTTTTGTACCTCTCTCGTACCCAATCTTTCATCCACTCTTCTTGATACATATGTTTATAAAAATTATGTTGATTTAATTGTGGATGTTTATCGTAGATTGAATTACGATTTAAGTGCGGTAGTGATTCTTGTACTCCTATATTTTGAAAAATATGATTTATATCCTTTTCATAGTTTTCGTATCTACCAACAAAGTTCACCCTTTTTTC